GTATTGATGAATTTAACAGAAAAACACCTAATGCTAAAATTTTTGTTAAAGAGTTTCCGCCTTCTACAATAACCCCTATTCAATTAAATGCATTTATAAAAAAATTTATTTCTAAAGGTATAAAAGTTGATGCCATTGTAATTGATTATTTAAACCTTATACATTCGTCAACAGGTACCAATTCTTATGAGAGAGTGAAATATGTTACTGAAAAAATAAGAGCAATGTCATACGTTTTTAATTGCCCTATTATATCTGCTACACAATTAAATAGATCTGGTTATAGTGAAAATGACCCGTCAATTGCTACTATTAGTGAAAGTATTGGTTTAGCGGCAACTGCAGATGTTGTAATGAGTATTTTTCAGACTGACGAGGAGAGAGAATTAGGTGTAATACATTTAGGTATGATGAAAAACAGGTTTGGGCCTAATTTTGGCAATATATTACTCCGAATTGACTACCCAACACTATCTATAACTCAAGACGATACAATAAATGATACGGACGAAAGTAATTCTTTAACGTCAACCCTCAAAGTTCTTGCAGATAATAATTGATTATAATTGTTTTTTCCTAAATAATTAAATAATGCAGGAAAAATATTGCTTTATAGTGCCCTCAAATATTGAGGCAGCAACTTGCATACTTGCTTTTAAATGGTTTACACAAAAAGAGGATGTGTCAATAGTTGTATCATCTGAAAATAACTTAAAGAACGACCTTAACAAAATAAATTTCGAATCTTTTAAATTTGTTTATATAGTGGGTTTTTATAATTTTAAAAATTTTGATACTAATTTAGATAGAAAAAATGTATACATTATAAATAAAAAAATTATTGATTTACCCAAACTTAAAAACGCACATCTACTTACAACTGGGGGTATTACTACATTAGAACAATTTATAAGATTGTTTAAAGCACATTCAGACAACGTTATTACAAATAATCAGCTTATTTTTCTTAACAATATTAAAAACTATTTAACTTTTGAATTCAACGAAGACCTCACACCTTTAAAGCTTTTTTATTATTTTAAAACATTGCCCGATTTTAATAAAGTCGAAGCATTTGTTAAAAAATTTAATTCGGGCGTTATAATTTTTACCGAATCAGAAAACAGCAAAATTAATATTATTTTAAAGGAATTAGCAATTACATTAAAATCGCTCAAACTTTTTAAAGGTACTCTTCTTTATAATGGCAAAAGCTATAGCTCAATGTCTACCTTTAGCACAAAATTTAAAAATGAAGCCGCTCATAAAATTTTAAAGAAAAATGTTGACATAGCATTAGTGTTAGACTTGGAAAAAAGAACTGCACATTTTAGAAAAAATAAAAGTGCAGACATTGATTTAGGGGAATTTGTACATAAATGTTTTTCAGGGTATGGTACCGAATATGCAGCTTTTTGTGCTTTCAATGATTCCATACTGGATGCAACAAAGAAATTTTTTCCTATAAATGAACGCGAAAGAACTTAACCCGTCTTTCAAGATTATTGAATCCGAAACTATGCACAGCTTTCTTTCTTTTTGCACATTTGTTTATTTAATAAACGGTAAAAAGCTTAATTTAGCAAATATTTTTTTACTATGTCTAAAGAATGAAGGTATAAAAAAGCTTTTAAAGAAAGTATTAGAAGTTGATAATGATTATAATGCATTTAAAATATTCTTTGAATTTGACCCCACCCTATACAAAAGTAAATATATAATGAAATTTTTAAATAGAGACAAAGCATGATTATAAATGCAGAAGTAAAACTTGACAAAAAGAAATGTTCTAATAAGGAGTATTTTGAAAAAAAGCTTAATCAATTTACAAAGCTTGTTAAAAAATCTGAAATTCTTGAAGATTTAAAATATAGAAGACGGGTTGCAAAACCATCGATTATTAAAAAGTTAAAAAAAGAGAGATCTCGCTTTAAGTGGAAGTTTTATAATGCTTAATGATTTCGAAAAACTTATATATAACAAGCATTTAATTACAACAAGAAAAAATAAAAACACACCTTTCAATATAAGAAAGGATTTTTCTAATTTAAATGAATCTACAATTTTTTACGTTAAAAAACTAGCTATGTTTTTTAACAAATTTAAAAAAATTAATATAGATGATTTTTTTAGTGCACCTTTTTCTATATACCCAGAAGAAAATTATTTTGATTTAAAATTTTATATTTCGCCTAAAGCTATTAAAACATATAATTTGTTTATTAAAAATAGAGAATCTTCATTACCTGATAATTTAGATACTTTAAAATTTACTGCTGATTCAATAAAATTTATAAATGTATTTTGCAAACAAAATAATATACAGCCTAGCGGTTATTTAGAATTTATTGCTCCAAACGAAACATTACCCGCATTTATTACGCACCTACAAACACATAAAATTAATTTATATTCTTTATTTGGTTTGGAAGGTTTTAAACGAAATTTGTTTAAAAGATATGAAACTTATAAATTTGTTCTTGGTGAAATTATTGACAGTACTGATAAATTATATCAAAATTTTATAATGTCCAAAAAACTTAAAATATTAGTTAAAGAAGGCTTTAAAAAAATTGCTTGAATTATTAATAACAACATATATTATATTCTTATATGAACGATATTACAAAGTCAATGTTTGAGAGTATTAAAACTGCGTTAGTTAGACAAGATACGGGCAATTCCTCATATCGCGATATTTTACGCATGGAACCGGATAAAACCTATGTTGTAAGACTGCTACCTAATTTAACTGATCCCTCCAAAACGTTTTTTCATTATTTTCAACATTCATGGAATAGTTTTGCCACAGGTAAGTTTATTTCTCTAATTTCCCCTTCTACTTACGGTGAGCGTGATCCAATCTCCGAACTCAAGTATAAAATGCTTAGGTCAGGTTCTGATGAGGATAAGAAAAAAGCAAGCTCGCTTGTTTGGGCTGAAAGATGGCTTGTAAATGTTTATGTAGTTGAAGATCCTACCAATCCCGACAATAATGGTAAAGTAAAGATTTTACAATTTGGTAAGCAGCTTCATAAGATTATAATGCGTGCTATAGATGGTGATGATGCTGATGATCTCGGTCCTAGAGTATTCTCTCTTAAGTCTGACGGTGTCAATCTTAAGATAGTTTGCGAGACTCAAGGCGGTTACAAGACTTACGTATCATCTAAGTTTTCGATGCCAAAAGCTCTTGATAACGTAAACGATAAGACTTCTAAGGATATACTTAACGGTGTTCACGATCTCGAGAAGATTAACCCTGTTAAGTCCTATGATGAGCTAAAGAAGATGCTTGACGAACACTTCCTTGTTGTTGATGCGTCTGATAATGATAATCTTGATTCAAAGGATACCACAAAAGAACCCGTGCTTGCCGCGGTCCCCGCCAAGTCTCAGCCCAGCAATGAAGTTGATGATGATGAGGTAAAGAGACTTCTCGATGGTATAGATGAGTAAACCAACACAGTCAGGGTATCAAGAATCTATCGATGTACTGAGCTTTCTCGGTAGTGTAAGAAGCTCAATTAATGAAATAGGGTCTAAAGTTATTGATGGTAAACTAAGACCTGAAAACATCGATTTAAAAAAGTTTGCATTAGAGTACGATGCATCGCGTGGTATTACTCCTCAGAGTAAGCAACCACCAGCTTTGCCTCAGCAGCATTCTGTAAACATCCCCGTAAATCATGTTACGTCTCAGGTACAGAATTTGCAACCCGTTAATAATACCGATAATGGCGATCAACTATTACTACCTTTTGATAAGAAGTCTAATTTAGATGATATTTTTAATAAAATAGATGATGTATATCGCAAAGTCATTTCTCTTGAAAACGAAGTTTACAAACTAAGGGAAAGTCTTGATAATAAAAAAAAAGACCTATAATATAGATAAATGGTTATCAAAATTGAAAATTTAAAAAGCTTTACAAACGGCTTTTTATCCAGTATATCACGCCTTTCTGATAGCTGTGTTCTTGCATTTGAAAAAAACACCGCTTCATGTATTTCATCTAATAATGACAATACAGTAATTTATTATTCTAATGTAGATCAAAAGAATAATTTTATAAGCGATAATCTTGTTAAACTTAATATACCTGATGTTAAAAAAATAATTAAAATTTTTACCTGCATTGAAGAAAATAATTGTGAGTTTAATTTAGAAAATAATAATATATCATTTAAAAGTAATTACTTTAAATTTAAATACCATCTACTTGAAGATGGTATTATTATAGTACCCAAGATAAACATTAATAAAATATTTTCTCTAAATTTTACTACTACATTTAAAATTGAAAAGAATGATTTGCAAAACATTTTAAAAGCGAGTACTATTGCATTAGATATCAGTAAGCTTTATCTTTATAGTGAGGAAGCAGGTATATTTTGTGACTTTACAGATAATAGTCGTCATAATGTGGATAGTATAGCTATAAAAGTATCGAATAGTTTTGAAGGTGAAAAGATATCCCAACCTGTGGCTGTAAATTTTGAAATTATTAGGCTAATAAGTGCGTCCAAATCTAGCTCACTAAATATTAAGTATAATAATTCGTTAGGGGTGTTTCTTTTCGATCTTGAAGAATCAGGGCATACTGGTAAGTATGTTGTATCAGCATTAGTTAACTAAATGAAAATTAGTAAAAATAAAATTAAAACTGCAGGCTATTTTATTAAAAGACTTAGGGATAATGGCTTTATTGTTTTAAAAATGTTTTTTAGATATGGCAAGCACGATCCCCGTAGATGGACAATATTGGTTGATCCGAGCGGCTCATCAGTATTTATTACATGCTACACAAACAAAGATTTCTTTAATGATGTAATGTTTGAGTTTAATGATGGTGGTGTTAAGTTTCCTAAAAATTTTAGCTTACGCACAGATTCGTTAGAAGTGGTAATACAAAATCTTTTAACACGCGGTATTAACAACGAGCCAAATAATAGTTTATATATTAAAAAACCATTAAATATTAGTATAAATGAAGAAGCGCAAAGATAATAACGATGGTGATGATAATATGAAAAAGAAGAAAGATCAGTCTCAAGAATTGGATAAGATTTTAAAAGCCGCACTAAACAATTATCTCATGTCGCAAGCATCTGAATTAAAATCTAAAACTCGTGATATTGATGCGCTTAGAGCAACTATTGAAGAATTTTTAAATAGCTATATCCTGCTGGGTTATTAACCTACAGGTGAACCTGTTCATGTTATTTCTGCACATAATCAGCAGGAAGCAGATTCCCTATCTGCTCTTCTTAATAAGTTTTTATTTAATCAGTCTGAAAATCCTGATAAAGATTTTCCTTTTTAACATGATTTTAATATTAGGTGGTGGGTTTGTCGGTACTCATTTATATGGTTCTCTTAAAGATAGATTTTTTAATATAAAGCTTTTAAAAAGATCAGAACTAGATTATTCTAACGAAAAAATTTTTAGGGATTTTTTATTAAAAGAAAAACCCGAATATATAATAAATTGTTCCGGTTATACTGGTTACCCCAACGTTGACGCTTGCGAAGACAATAAGCAGGATTGTATTTTTTACAATTTTCAAACACCTATTCATGTACAACTATTATGCAGAGAGCTTAATATCAAACACATTTACGTTTCTTCCGGTTGTATATATACGGGTTACGAAAAAGATTTTACTGAAGATGATATTCCTAATTTTGGAATTTTTAGTAATGAGTCAAGCTATTATTCTAAATCAAAGCATTTATTTGAATTAGCTACACAAGATTTAAGAGACAACCTTGCTATTTTAAGAATTAGAATGCCTTTTACACATACGTTAGAGCATAAAAATTATTTAACCAAGATCTACAGTTATGATAATCTTATAAATCAATTAAATAGTTTAACCTTCTTAGAAGATCTTAATAAATTTATATTTTACTTAACACAAGCAAATAATTTTAAAGGTGGTATATACAACATTGTAAATACCGAACCACTATATGCTTATGATATTGTTCAATTATTTCGTGATAACAATATTAATAATCCTAGTTGGAAGATTATTGAATTAAATGAATTAAAGACAAAAGCAAATAGATCTAATTGTGTTTTGTCTAATAAAAAAGTAACGGATTTAGGTTTTGTATTTTCTGATACCCGTAAAGCTGTTGATTTGTGTATTAAAAATATGAAGATATTATTAGGATTTAACAATGTTTAAATTGTTTAAAAAAATTAAAAAGAACTTTAATCCTGGTTCTATATTTGCTTTTACAAAAGGTATATTGATAGGTAAAATGGTTGTATTGGTTGATAGTTCAGAGGAGAAATCATTTTTAATGTTACCTGATATGTTACCTTATACAATGAAGAATGATGAGTTCTACTTTAATTATAGAAATAAAACTCTCGACTACATAGAAGAACTACCAGATGACGTGTTTGTAGTGGTAAAGGCCCAGTATTTAAAAAGCATACACGCGGCGTAAATATATATATGAACATACCTTCCGGAAATTTTGTTAAACCAGTGCAAATTACTTCTCCTATTAGCGGGCAACCTTCTTCACCCAAAATTGTTGAGAAAATAGTAGGTGACAAAATTCATGTTGAAGCACATTGGTATGATCCTGCCTGTGGAACGTTTATAAGAAAAGGTACTGTTGAGATTAAAGACAAAAAGTAATTGTTTTTTGATAGTTTCATATAAAATAAGTGTGTGATTGTAGTACCAGAAGAATACATAACTACTAAATTTTTTCAGTATGCTGGTTATGCAAAATATAAAAAACTGGCGAATGTTTATGAAGGTGGATGCCCTATATGTAGAGAGGGCAACTCATGGGGTCAAAAAAGACGTCTTTTCTATCTACCTAAGAAAAAAATAATTTGTTGTCATAATTGTGGGTGGTATAGTAACCCTTATAATTGGATTAAAAAAGTTGCAGGTTTAGATGATATAGAAATTATCAATGAAATAAAAGGCTTTGTCCCTGTTGAAAGTATTTTTGTTGAAAAATCAAAACCTATAAATGAAATTAAAGTACCTAGTCTACCCGATAATTCAATTAATTTAAATGATAAATCGCAAGTCAATTATTACAAGGACAATAAAATAGTTGGTCTTGCCTTAAATTATATTAAAACACGCCGTCTTGATACTTGTATAAATCCACCACCATCGTTTTTTATATCTTTAACAGATAGAATACATAGAAATAGATTAACAATACCATTTTATTATAATAATAATATTATATTTTACCAGACCCGGACATTATTAGAACAAGATAATAAAACAAAACCTAAATATTTGTCGAAAATTTCTGGAGAAAAGTCTCTTTTTAATATTGATAACGTATCTGCAGATTCAGATCATATTTTTGTTTTCGAAGGCCCTATAGATTCTTGCTTTATTAAAAATGGTGTAGGTATAACAGGTATTCAGGAAAGAAGCAAGCAAACTTTTAACCCTTTACAAACAAAACAGTTAGAACAATTTAAATTTCATAAAAAAATATTTGTATTAGACTCGCAATGGCAGGATATAGCTAGCGCAAAAAAGAGCAAAATACTTTTAACTCAGAATGAATCAGTTTTTCTTTGGCCTGAAAAACTAGGCAAAAAATTTAAAGATTTTAATGACATATGTGTAAGTTTGAAGCGTGATTATATAAAACCAGAAGTAATTTTAGAAAATACCTATACAGGTATTAAAGGTGTAATACAGTTAAGTAAGATTAACCGTTATCGTTAGAACCAGCTATTAGATAGCCTTTAAGCGACTCTGCTAGTGAGCTTAAATCTACAGCAACTCTAGCAATTTTCTTTGTTTCACTTCTTGCAATTTTTTCAAATAACGAATCACAACCAGCAGTATGAAGTTTTGATTGTATGGATTGATCATTTACACCATTGAGATAATTTGTAAACTCGTCAATTTTCGTAATCCAGCTCTGCAATTCACTTAATTGAGCAGTAGTTGATTCTTTTTTTGCTGCTGCGACTTGATCTGCACCCGGGGTAGCGCCTAAATCATTTACATCTGTTGTAGTAAGCTGTTGGTTAGCTGCCTGTTGATCTGCCGTTAAATTTTCGGTCTCGTCGGCTTCTAATACTGAGAAAAAACGAGATTGATACTTTTTCATATATATATTTATTAAATATTTATATGATTTCGTTCAAAAAAATGTGTGAAGATACACAAATGGTTACCGGTGATAGATATGTAGCGGGTATTGCTTCAAGAGATTTAAAGGCTAACCCTATCACTCTTAATGGTTTATTTGGAAACCAAGGACAAAATCCTAATAATGTTAAGGTTAATAGAGCTGTACCTTTTGAATTAACTAATGTATATGATTTGTCAGAACACATTTTTCTATGCTGTGATGAACTATATTCAAAACTATCTCAAGCCAATACTAACCCTACAATAAAGAAAAAGGGATTATATCTTAAGTTTGCTAAACTATTAACTAAGAAAATTTTTGAATTGAATAAAAAATTAGCACTTGCATTAAGAAAATTAGTTGAAAGTTAAATAGTTTATATTATAATAAGTTGTGCTTAATTTAATTAAAAGCGTCCTTACTACAATTGCTGTTAGTTCAGGTATTGCACTTATTTTATTACCTTTGGTTAATAATTTCTGGGCAGTTTTTGCTGTTGCTGCAATAACACAGTTTGTTGTGTTTTATATTGTAGGTAGTGTTATAGATTTTCTAGCAGAGATAAAGCTTAAACAAATTGAAGCGTTTAAGTTAGCTGAATATTCAAAGCAAGGCATAGAAGTAGAATGCCCTTGCCATAGAAAAATTAGAGAATTTGTACCCGTTACGCTCAATCAAAAAAATTCATATAAATGTAATGAATGCGGTAAAAACAATTCTATTTTAATTCATGCAGAAACTGCTTATCTAACAGAACCAATCTCTCAATTAACAGCTCAACTTCCAGATGATAAAGTTTGACGAAAAACCTGCTAATTTTATTGAAGCAAATAAACAAGCTTTGCCAGATTATAGCGAATTACAGCAATTAGTAGAAAAGATCTTTGATAAAAAAGATCTTACCATTGGCGGTGCATTATCATATTCGTGTATTACTGTTAGCGATTATATGAATATATTCTTTAACATATTAAAAGAAAATGTTGTGGTTGATTCCAAAGTTAAAAACGATTTGTTTGAAGCTGAAACACTTCTAAAACTAAATTTTAAGAACAATAATAATTTAGAAAAGTTCTTGACTATGTTATTAGGTTCCATTATAAAAGTATGTAATGAATACAAACAGAACGATAACTATACAGCTAAAAAATAACGCAGAAGAGATGTCTCTTGAATGTGCCGCAAGATGGCTTTCCTTAATGGAAGCTATTTATATTGTGGGTCGTAAGGCTGATGATGTTGGTGTAAATATCGACAAAACAACATCCTGGATTAAGCCTATAGTTTTTCAGAAATACCTTGATGAGCGCTACCCTTCTATGCTTAATGAATTAGAGCTTGATAAGGGTATATTTTGTGGCGGTATTAAGAATTATAAAGAACTTGAAATTAGAGAATTGGTTGAAGAAGAAAGTTAACTATCGTAATCACCATATATGCTGGTGTTATTCTTGCCGTTAAATATTTGTTTAGAAGCTGTATTAACATCAAAAGTATAGTTTTTGGTTGCACCCGTTGCGCTGGGATCTTTTGCTTCGTCAAATACTTGTGTATTGCCCTTTTCAGCAGTAAGACCGGGTTCAAAGCTAAATTCAAATCTCTTAGCTTTCAACATCCACATATAATGGCCCATTAATGGGTTTATTTTATTAATATCCTGATCCAATCTTTCTGTTATCTGAAACATCTTACCATCTCTTTCACCAGGCCGATCATTACCATATTCAGTGAGTTTAAAGACGTCATCTGATTTCGGTTCAATTGCATACCCTTGAAATAGAGCACTAAGAGAAGGTGTATTATAAGCTTCATAAAAAGAACTTATATGAATATACATTGTGATTTCATCTTCAGATTGAAAACCAAATTTACTTAGCAATAAAGAATTTTCATTTAGGTCAATGTATGCTATAAAATTAATTGGTATACCGTATTGTGATAGAGGCTGTTCACCGTAAAAATTGTCACCAGTCAAGGCAGGGTTATACGTATTAACAAAATATGTAACTTGGGTCCCATATAGGTTTATTTGTTCTCTCAGTACATTAGATATTACATCACGCTCGCATTGATTGTTATTCTTATCTAGGAACCGAAAACACTCATTAGCCGATTGGTTTGATTGTAATGGGTAAAAACGAACATCAGGATTGCCTGTATATCTATCCACACTCATAATCTCTCCATTACAAACTTGTTAAATTCTTGATTATAATATACATTTATACCGGTATTACCTAATCTCTTAACTTCACCTGGCTTTACTAATGAAATATTATATAGTTTTTTAAGTTTATTAAATTCACCAGGAGATAATACATATCTACCCTTCCTTCCATTACGCAAACTATCTAGTTTTTGAAAAGAATTTAAATCTGCTTTATGCATATCGGGTACAAATTGTGGATTTTTTCTATCTAATCCCGGTCTTCCCACTGCATGTTGGTGTCTTTTTTTTGTACCAGGCGTCATCTTAAACATTTTTTTAACTTCTTTTTTCTGTGCACGCATTCTTTTTATAAAACTCGGGGTATGAGTTTTTAATTTAAGTTTTGATGATATTTGATTAAGATAAGATTCAGCTAGAGATTTGTCATAAGCTTGGTGAGTTATATCTGCAAGCTTATCAATTAATCCTTCTTGTCTTAATTTTTTAAATACAATATTATTGGTTGAAATTTCACCACTATTCTCTAACCCTTCCTTTCTCTCTTTTCTAAGCTTTGCCATTAGTTTTTTAGAATTAAATAAAATTTTTTCTGCGTAATCCTTTGTTATTAATTTTTTGCTTTCTTTTTCTAAAGATAAAATATGATTTTTAAAACTATCAAATTTCTTTAATATTAATTCTTTATTAATATTACCTTCCAAGGGTTTTGGTTCAACCAACCATTTATCATTTAATAAGGAATACACTCCAGAAGAGCTATGTACTTCACTCTCATCTTGAAAATAAATTTCAACTTCGTGTCCCGCAAAAGTAATCTCATGTCTTAAGTTCCATACAAACTTATTACAATCAAGAGCTTTCTTTACAAGATCTTTATCCTTATTAATATCCTTAAAAGACAGTATTATATGTAAATCAACATCCGAATCCTCATTATATGTATAGTTTGCTAATGAACCGGTAAATGTTATATCTTTTATTTCTGTCTTTATTTCTAAATCTTCAAATGCTTTCTTAGCAATTATTAAAAGTTTTTCCTTTATTACCTCTTTAATTTTATTTTCATTATCAAAGAAAATAGGATTAAGCTTATCTTTGATATAATTCTCCATAAAGATATTTAATCAAAAAAAAGCCCCTCTTGCGAGGGGCTTTAATTTATTTAATCTATTTTAGACGTTGTAGAAGGGTTGGTTGTTACCCTTAATTCTGCTGTTAACGACATTTGACTTGCCTTTAACAGGTGTTGGTGCGCCACCACTTACACCGCTACCTACCAATGCATGGCCTTTATCACCATCATTACCAACTTTATCAGTTACCTTCGAATCACCTGGCTTGCCAGCCTTTTTACCAGCTGTTGACACGTCAGATGGAACAACGTTTGAACCTGACGAAACTTTATTCAAACCTTTTGATAGCTTTTCACCATCAACTACTGGTGTGCCGATTTCTTCAGCATCAACACCTTCACCGTGAGCTTCTTTCTTATCTTCTTCTTTCTTATCTTCTTCTTTTTTCTCTTCTTGCTCTTGGCCTTGTGCTGGAACTTCATTGGATTCATCTTCTGAACCAAGTTCTTCACTCTTCTCACCTTCACCTTCAGGACATTTGTCATGAGCTAGCTGAAGCAACTCTAATGCTTTAGCGATTAGCTCTTTCGAGCTCATTTCAGCTTCGGACTTCTCACCCTCTTGTTCAGGGCCAATGCCGAGCTCTTGCGCGTCGAGGGCTTCGGCATCTTCAGTGCCACCCATCACCTCTTCGTAAAGTTTGTCAAAAATAGATTTATTATTCATAAAATTATTTATATTCTCTTTTACCTTTTTTTCAATATTATTAGAAAATTTTTCTGGTTCGAAGTGATTTTCTTTACCTTTATTAGTTACCGGATCTACGATATTCTTCTTAAACCCGTCTGCATTTTCAGGGCCCGAGTCTTTGTGAAAGAAAGGCTGCTTTGGTTGATGATCAGAGGCAAGAGGTTCTTTTGCCTTAACTGTTGGTATTGCTTGCATTGGTTTGCCTGGCTTGGTACCAAATTTTGCCTTAGGATCCTGTAATTTTTTAGCTGTTACAGCTTCATATACTTTAGATAAATCTACTAGGTCCCTTACTTTATTCATATAAGTATTTATATAATGCCTGCTAAAGATTCCAAGTTTTATTTAGGTAATAAAAATCTCCCCACACCCGAAACAACATTTGAATGGACTTCAGAAATGTTGTCCGAACTCAAGAAGTGCAGCAAAAATATCTTACATTTTGCGGAAAATTATTTTTATATTGTAAACTTAGATAGAGGAAAAGAAAAAATTAAACTACATAATTATCAAAAAAGAATTTTAAGAGCATTAAGAGATAATAGATTTGTTGTATTCTTATCATCTAGACAATCAGGTAAAACAACATTAATGACAATATATGCGTTATGGATAAGTTGTTTTTTTGATGATCAAAGAATTTTAATTGTAGCAAATAAAGAACAAACAGCAATTAATATTTTTAAAAGAGTAAGATTAGCATATGAGCAATTACCAAACTATTTGAAGCCTGGCGCTATAGAATATGGTAAAACATCGATGGCTTTAGCAAACGGAAGCAGTATAGGTATATCTACAACTTCATCTGATGCAGGCAGAGGCGATAGTTGCAACGTTCTTATTCTTGATGAGTTAGCTTTTATTGATGATGGTATGGTACAAGATTTTTGGAAATCTGTATATCCAATTATCTCTTCATCAAAAAAATCAAAAATATTTGTAGCAAGTACACCAAATGGTACGGGTAACCTTTTTCACGAACTTTATGCGGGGGCAATTGAACATTCGAACGGATGGCATGCTGAAAGAGTCGATTGGTGGGAAGTACCTGGTAGGGATGATGAGTGGAAGGAAAAAACTATTAAATCGTTAGGTAGTAAAGAATTTTTTGATCAAGAATTTGGTAATGTGTTCTTACAAACTGGGGAAAGTTCTTTGTCTGATCAATTATTTGAAAAATTAAAAGAAAATATTCGTGATCCTGAATTTGTTTTTGATGGGGGCAAGTATAGGGTATGGGAGGAGCCTAACGAAAAAAATATTTATGTGGTAGGGGTAGATGTCGCGGAAGGTGTTAATAGCAATTATAGTGTGGTACAAGTTTTAGATGTTACAAATTTAAAAGAAATAAAACAAGCAGCTATTTACGCAGATAATACTATTACACCTTTTAATTTTATTTCAAAATTACTTGAAATTCTTAGACAGTATGGTACACCGCCCGTTTTAATAGAAAGAAATAATTGCGGCGCGCAAGTTGTAGATCAACTTAAACTTACCCACCACTATGAGAATATAGTTAATTATTCACCTAAAATAAAAGGTACAGAATTTATAAAAAGACCCGGAGTCATTGCACATACAAATACAAAATATAGAGGTGTCACAAATATGCGTTATTGGGTAAATGAATTAAACGTAGTAAAAATTTACGACAAAGATACAATTTTTGAATTAAAAAACTTTATTCGTTATCCTAACGGCACGTGGGCTGCAAGGCAGGGAAGTTATTTTGACGATAGAGTTATGTCATTAGTCTGGGGACTCATGGGGCTTGAAAATGATATTTGTGAAAGATATTTTGATATCATTGAACATGATGCAAACAGAAGACCATTAGTGATAAAATTACTAGATTATGGTATAAGAAGTTTTATAAAACCATCTTCTTATTTAAATAATGAAAGAGGGGGGTTTGGTGAAAATGTTTTACCAGCCGTCTTTACAAATAACAATGAACAAACTCCTGACATTGATGACCTTAGAATGCAAGGTTGGAAATTTTTAAACGAGGTACATAGACCCTTATGAGTACAGATTTTGCACAATCACCTTTTAATAAACAGCGTAAAGACAAATTTTTATTTGTAATGTCATTACCTGAAGCGTTGCGGGAAATTAATAAAAAAATTACCCGCGCACCTACAAACATTTTATTTGATTCAATAACATTCTCAGTTTACGGTGTTGTTGTGCCAAGAATTTCTATAAATGAGGTAGTATCTAGATATGCGGGTCAAACTCTACATGTTTCATCCGAAAGTAGGCCCCCTTACCCTAATGTTACTGTAAGTTTTACTATAGATAATTATTTCAATAATTACTGGGTAATATATAGTTGGTTAGACTTAATTAACAATCAAAAATATAATCAATTGGATCATAGAGATTTAATAGATAGCGTAACATCTGAGGTATATAAATCTACCTTTACTTTATATGGTCTAGATGAATATGATAATAAAATTATACAATTTGATTTTACTAAGGCTTTTCCCACACAATTAGGTGAAATTAACTATAATTATAGAGATGCTTCACAAATAGATACATCATTTGAGTTTTCCTTTGATCAGTTATTAGTAAAGATATTGCCACCAGAGTTTACTCAGCCAACTACTTCAACTAATTTGTAAAAAGAGAAGAAATTAGTGACGAAAAAATATAAATATTTCTAGTATGGCAAGAACAATTCAAAGTCCCGGTGTACAAATAAGTGAAGTCGACCTTTCGTTAAGAGCAGCAACAAACGACGCAACTAACGTATTAGTTGCAGGTTTTGCTGCACAAGGTCCAACATACGAGCCAATCGTTGTAAGTACATTATCTGAATTTACTCAAATATTCGGAACACCATCGAATGCCGCGGAAAGATATTTTTATCATACTGCTAAAGCAGTATTTCAAAGCCCCGCTACAATTTATGCTGCAAGACTCGGTTATGGTGTTGGGCTTGGTGAAGGATTCGGTTCGAAATACACAGCACTAGTTTATCCTGTTCGTGGTAAAAAAGCAGGTGGCGCTGATATACAAACAAATTTAAATGTAATTAGTGCAGACGGGGATATGTTCTTGTTGGGCAAACCCAACCTCATTGAACTAACAGATAGTGAATATGAGAATATTCTTAACGGGAGCGCATTTACGTGGAAATCAACTTCCGATAATACCAATGGTCAAATTACTTCTATATCAAATTTTGGTAATGCAGGTCTTATTATTCTAAACAAACAAAAATTTAATATTAATTCAAATTTTGAAGGTTATTATATTGGTTTAATTGATAACACCACAGTCAATCCACAAGTTGATTATCGCGGGTTACCAACAGCTTTTACAGTAAGTGTTACAGGTTCAAGAACAGGTGGCACTGCCGCGACAAATACCTACACACAACTATTAGATACAAGATTAGATTTTGCTCTTAGCGCCACATTTGATGGCATTGACGGGTCTATCTCACAAGACATGGAATTTACAACCTTTAATATTGGTACAACTGCATATAAAGATACATTAAATCTCGGCGTATTTAAACTTTATCAATCTGTATTTGCACCTAACGTTGTACAACTTACAAAAACATTAGTTGAAAAATATACAGGTTCAATCAATTACTATCGTCAACAGTTACCCGAAAATGGCGGTGCCGCAGAAAGTTTCTTTATTGGTGCAGTAGAAGATAGCTCACCTACTGTACAAGTATTAGTCAATCCCGCAGTTTCAAAAGCAAATACAAGTGAAAGCGATCTTAATAATGCAGGTAATCCTAAAATTGCTATAAGAGTATTGGGCGATGGGTTAAAATATGCTGCTAACCAAGATTCTACATTTACCGGTATTACAGAAGTTCAAGTTAATACATTTTTAACAGCTATTGGAGTAGGTGGTGCACTTTACCCTCTCGGTTCATACACATACGATAACCCATACTCAAAAGTTATTGGTAATGTACCTGGCAAGCTCGGCAAGCTTCTTAATAAAATAGAAAACTTTGATGTTTACCCTCTTACATTAACTGTAGAAGGTGGGTTAGGTACAATATATGCTTCCGCATCTGCAAACAATGGTATTTTTGATGATACTAAATATATTTCTGCATATAACGGTCTCTCTTCTTCAACAGGTATTTCAGGTAATGCAAAAGTTTTAAGAGATGCATGGGCATCAGTATTTGAAACATTTAGAGTTTTTGCTGCTGATAACCGTAAAGATCATTTGTTTATCGCCGATCCTCTACTACCAATCTTCATTCAAGGTTCAAATGTTAAAACAGGCGACAGACAAGATACAAACTTTACACAAAATATCTATTGGCCATTAAGAAATTGCTTTGATCCAGTTAACACAAGTTATGCTTGTACTTACGGTAATTGTGTATTGGTATCAGATAATACAGTATCTGTACCGGTGTGGGTTCCGTTCTCAGGTTTTGCTGCAGCGTTAATGGCAAGAACTGATACAAATTTCCAACCATGGTTTGCGCCAGCAGGGTTTAACCGTGGTGCAGTTTCAGGTGCTATCGATATTGCATTGTATCCTAAGCAAAAGCAACGCGACCAACTCTATAAAATAGGTGTTAATCCAGTTGCGTTCTTCCCCGCTGAAGGATTTGTTGTATACGGTCAAAAGACATTGCAAAAACAACCAAGTGCATTTGATCGCATTAATGTACGTAGATTGTTTATTAATCTTGAAACTCTTGTACGTAATACTGTCAAATCATTTATCTTTGAGCCTAACACCCTCTTTACTCGCACACAAGTAATTAATACAATTACACCATTCTTTGAAAATGCAAAGAATACACAAGGTGTATATGATTATCTAGTTATATGTGACGAGAAAAACAACACACCCGCAGTAATAGATGATAACACATTAGTTGTTGATATCTATATTAAACCAACAAGAACTGCGGAATATATTCTTGTTAACTTCTTTGCAACAAGAACAAGCCAAGATTTTAATGAAATCGTTGCATAACGAATAAATAATTTTATGGCAGATGTAAATCAATTAATATCAGACTTCTACAGAGTAGCGCAAGAGAGAGATTTCGCGCGCGACTTTCAATTCAGAGTTTTATCAATCAACGCAGCTGACTCAGGTGTAACATTTGACAATGATGATCTAGTTTATATTCGTACTGCAACATTACCAGAAAGAGCAATTCAAAATAAAACGGTCCCCTATATGGGTCTTAATTTTAATGTTCCAGGTAGCGTATTGTATCCAAACAGCGAAGCATATGCTGTTGAATTTTATGCTGATGCACAATCAAAGATACGTCAAAAATTTGAAGATTGGTCTCGCAGCACATTTGATGATGCTAACAGCACAGGCAATTATTTTACACCAAAACAAAGCTCAACAATTGATTTAGTGCAATTAGACGCAAAGCTAGTTAAGGTTGCACAATATCAATTAGTGGGTGTATCGGTACGTAATGTAGGCCCTCTTTCATATAACATAGCCGATGGTACAGGTGAGACATTAAAATTTACTGCAACATTAGCTTATCATTACTGGAAGAGAGTCTAATAATAAACTAATATCTTTCACTAAATAATTTAGTGAATAATCCTATTACTGATGCCGCACAAGGTATTATTCAAAATGCTACCGGTTTAATAAATGGTAAGAATCCTCTTTTTGCGCCTCAAGTAACTAATTTGTTTGGTTTTAATATACCTGCAGTCCCTCTTGTAGGTGTAAGAGATTATTTTTTAGCTCAAATGGAAACATGGGCTACTTCAATACCTCTAAGAACTCAATGGGTAGTTTTGATTGATAGATATCCTGCAGCACTAAACAAAAGAATATTACAGGGGTTAGAACTAGTTGGTGGAGATAAGAAAGGCTATGATATTAATACAGCTGCAAGTATTTTAAAAAGTTACCCCTTACAGCGCATTATAGGTTGTTTGTTTGCTTCGTCAGTTTCTGTACCCCCCGAAACATTAGATACAGAATTCGTGAGGATAAAAAATAACAGAGGATTTCTCGGCGCACCCACATCTACTGATAGGCAGCCATACGGGTCTTTTTTAAGAATAGGTTTTAGAGAAACTAACACCTCATTTCTCGATGTTATTGTAAGACCTTGGATAATTCTTGCCTCTCATATGGGGTTTACTGCTCGGCCTGGCGATATAGGCGGTAAGAGAGATTATTATAATGTTAAAACTGATATTACTATAATGCAATATGCACAAACTTATCAAAACATCTCAATGGTACCTAGAAAAGTTTGGCAATTTTTTAACTGTGTGCCTGTTACTTTGGATGCAGAGGAAATGGTTTATGATCCTAGCGGAGAAGTGCTAGATGTATTCCAAACAAGTTGGATATTTTCACACTATACTGTTCATCCAAATTTGTATTTTCCGTTAGTTAATATAATTAATCGTATCGAAAACGGTCAATTGCCTATAATCTCACCACTACAAAGTGGGTTCCAGGGCGGGTTTGGGTCAATTAATCCTTTCGGGTTAATATGATTAATAAATTTAAACTACAACTTTTCATACCAAGTTTAAACAAAAAAGAATATTTTGATGAGTTGCGTAATTCACATTTAATAAACATTTTAAAATTTATTACAAATAAAGATACAAAAGGTCTTTCACAATACTTTGACTATTTGCTCCTTGAACTTCTGCATAATAAAGAAATTTTTTATAAACTAGACGTGTTTGACAAGTTTATTATATTGTTACAATTAAAAGCAGTCAATATAAATTCAGAAATTAAATTTAAACTTAAAATAGAAAATGAGAATAGATTAATTTCATTTAATTTGTTTAATGAAATTAAAAGTTTAACAGAAAAACCTTTTGTAAAGAGTAAAGAAATAGAAATTGATAAAAATTTTAAATTATATCTTTCCCTACCCACAACTTTGTATATAGAAAATATAGATGATATTTTTAATCACTGTATTAAAACCATTAGTATAGATGATATAACTTATGATTTCGAAAAATTAGATTTATTTACCAAAGAAAAGCTATTCGAAAATATTTCTGGTATTCATACACAAAAAATTATAATGTTTTTTGAAGAAATTAAAGAAAGCTG